TAGGTGCAATGATGTTTTCCAACCGGTGCTGGTCAGGAAATTCATTGTCAAAACTTGCATCACGGTAAATGCCTTCCATAGTTGTTAAGTTTGGAAATACTCCGCTAACTGTTGTATATGGTGTAGACATTTCGTCTGCATTTTTAAACATGTTTTTCATGCTAGTAACGTTGCTTATATTAACACTTTCAGCACCATCATTTTGTAATATGTTCATTTTAAAATATCTTGTATCTTCTGCAAATGATTCTAAACTTATGTTACCTAACTGCCATGTTAAATCAGTAGAGACTAACGCACTTTGCGTTGTAACATTTTTTGAAAATCCTGTTAAATTTGTTACACCACTCATATCCCAGTCATTTAATGATCCGCTAGAGCTATCATGTCCTCTAACAACGCCTTGGAACATATATGAAAGATCTTGTGATCCAACAATCCAAGAGCTAATATCAATGTTACTACTTGAACCCACAAAACTATTTGCTAAACTGGTAACGTCTGAAACGTCCCATCCAGTCATTAATGGGGCATTTCCAGTTCCAGCATTGGCTAATACGCCATCTAAGTCTGCTCTACCTTGTAAATCCCAATTTTTAAAGTTTGCACTTTGTCCTAACGTTGATCCATGGAACATATTTGTAATTGATGTAGTTATTGGTATTGTCACATTATTCCATTGTCCAAACATAGCTCCTACATTTGCAAACATTTCGTCCATACTTGTTACTGAACTTATATCTAAGTAATCTAGATTAGCAGATGCATCTGAACTTACTACATTAACACCTTTAAAGAATCCATTTATATTAGTAGCACCTGTTAGGCTTAAATTATTTAATGGTTCACTTATGATTGAGTTTGCATCTTTAAAGAAAAAATTTGAATTTGTTGGAAATGTTACATTGCTTAATCCTTTTATGCGAATGTTTGAGGCATCTTTAAACATTGTTGTATTAGTATTTAAAGTGAGGTTACTCATATTCCAACCATCTACATTTGCCAGCGTGAACTCGGCATTTGCAAACATCTCAGTTGCATTAGTGCTTGTAGAGAAGTTCCAATTATATAAATTGCCTCTCATACTTCCAGTATTAGCAAACATTTTAGAACAATTTGAATCGCTTACGTCCCAGTCTGATAAATTTAATCGTAAGTAGTCATTACCATCGCCTTCATTAGCACCATCGGCTAGCCTACTCATATCTATGCCAGTTTGTAATGTGCTACTCCAAGCTGATATGTTAGCATCTAGGTCTAAAGCACCCGTAAACAATCCGCTTATGTTTGTTACTGATGACATATCCCATGTATCTAGATTACCATTACCCCCGGAGTCGACAATGTTATCAACACCAGCAAACAATTCACTGTAATTTGTAATATTAGGTTGTGTTAATGTTGGCAATGTAGCATTAGCAAACAAATGTCCTTTGTTAGTGCCCGATCTTCCTGCTACGGTAATGATATAGTCTTGTAATCCATTCCATGTGTTAATATCAACTGTAACGTTATTGGAACCATCAAACAATCCATGTATGTTTGTTGCATTGCTTAACGTCCAATTGTTTAAATTAGGTTGTGCGGTAGTTGAACCACTAAACAATTTCCAATTATTAGCAGTTGTGTTATTGATAGCACTTACATTCCAGCCACTCATGTTGCCTTTAAAGTCTGTGGATCCACTTGTTAAGCCGTATAGTATTGTGCTGTTGTTAAATGACCAGTTACTCATGTCACCTTGAAAGCCTGTAGTAGATGAGAACAATTGGTTTACACCATTTGCTTTGTTATCAGTTACTACCCAGTCTTTTATATTTACTGTGGAGTTAGTTGATCCAGCAAACATGTTAGCACTTAATTCTGCATTGTATAAGTTCCAATTGGATATGTTTCCTGTATAGTTTGCATCTTTAAAGCAATCACTAAAGTCTATTACCGCAGATGTATTCCATTTTGTAATACTTGCGGGTAATGTTGTGCAATTAGCAAACTTTACTTTTTTTATAAAACTTGGTAGGAAATCAGGTAATCCAAGTATTTGGTTTTCTTTGTTTTCAAAACTTAAATCAAATGCATTAGCTCTACTACCAGTGCCTACACTAGTAAATGTAGTAATGTAAGGATTGTTATTAGCTAAACTGTTGTCTGTGATTGCTTTAATGTTTGAAACATTACCACGTGTTGCAACTACATAAGTTCCAGTTTCTGCATAAGTGTGTTTAGGATTAGACGCTGAAGCAAAATTTGTTACCGTATTTGCAATGCCTGTTTGATTGTATACATTAGAAGTTCCGTCACCCCAAAATACTTCAATATCCACATTTCCACTAACAGGTAATAGTAAGCCTGCTTTTTGAGACACATCGATATCAACAGGAAAAATTAAATCGCTTTCAAGCCCATCGCTATCCGGATGTAATCTATTTGTAAATGTTCCGAACTGCCAATTACTCATGACTTATATCCTTTATACTATGCACTAACAATTACATTGCCGTGCTTGAGACTTGTTGCCAACCGTCTGTGCTTCCACTGTAGACGCACACTTTGTCTAATGTTGTGTTGTAAACCATATCACCATCTGCTGGTCCAACCAATGCGTTAATCTCTGTGGTAGTTAAGTTTTGTAATCTTATCCTTTGATTAAACTCTGTTTTGGCACTATCAATAGTTACTGCTGTTGCAAGTGAACTTTCATTTATTGAATTAACTATTGATAATTTACCAGTGCTTTGACTATTTGTTATGTCCCAACTTGATTTAACAGTTGAGTTTGCATTATGCGTTTTAATTCTTAATGTGCTATCACCTTTTGAATCATAGTTAAAGTCTGATGCACCTGGTGTAACTCCATTAGTCTGGCCTGACTTAGGCTGTATCTCTACTAGTGTTCCTGTTCTGGCGATGGTGTTTCCCCATCCTGCACCAAGGAATTCATGATATTCATGCAACTCATTAGCGTATCTGTTAGCAACATAAGTTGTTGCTGAGCCAGAGTCAGCATAATCTCTTGCTGGTCTTAAACTAATTTTGCCAAAAGGTCCGGGTGCTATTGTTGTTGTTCCGGATTTACTTGCTAAGAACGTTGTTGGTATTGAGCCGCCAACCGCACTACCTTGCAAAGTTCCATATAAAGGACCGGATCTGAAAGAATTTGGTGATGTGCTTTGTAAATAAACATCTGTATTAGCAAGGGTAGTAGGATCACCTACACCGCCAATCATTGCTGTAATACTTGCTGGAGGATTAAACTGGTCTGCTCCACTTGATCCAGTTGTTATTGATGGGTTCCAAGTAATTCTTCCTGGAATATCACCGGGAGATGTAGAAGCAATTGCATCTTTTGTGCCACCTAACAACTTAAAGTTAAAGTTTGGTGCACCTAGGAACTTCATGTCTACCGTAGCATTTCCACCTTGTCCTAAGAACTGACTCCAGTTAGGGTATGCTGTTTGACTTGCTAAACTGCCTGTTTTGTAGTTGTTAAACATCACCTTCATTTGAGGTATAGTTTCTACTGGACCATAGTTTGTTAAGCCGTCTTGTTCTACAGTAATACCTAATGTGCTTGTTGCTGGAAATAGTGTATTTGTGCCAACACTTAATAAATCTGGTGTAGCATTTGCACCAATAAGCATTGCTCTTGGTATTCTAATTGCACTGTCTGGTCCAGTTTGTATATCTGCACTGTGACGCATCACAACGTTAGCCATGTCTACTGTGGAAGTATTACCATAACTTACTCTATCAAGTGTTACGTTGCTTAGTGTCTCTGGTAAGTCATAAGCATTGTAGGCAGTTTGAGCGTAACCGTAAGGCAAGCCTGTAGTTGCCGTATCAGCTGTAATACGCATTCCAAAGTTTTGTGTGCTACTAAATGCACCTGGAATTAATAGACATGCACCGCCACCAGTGGCTAATGCCGCTTCACTTAATGTTACATTATTTCCGCTTATACTAGCAATGTGTCCAGCGGCACTCATGTAGGTAGTTGAACTAGCTGTAGTTACATCATATATGCCCCAACCTGCTAATTTACCACTGCCGTCCCATATTTGAGATGGTGTTGCACCACCGTTCCAGTTATTACCTGATGTTGTTAATGCATTTTCTAAACTGCTGTCACCTACAACATAAGCACTATTAAAATCACCAAAGCCGCCACCAACTTGTTGTATACCAATATACATACCTAGTCCAGCAAACAGCGGTGTTACTGTTGCTGTGGTTGAACCTGATGTAAAGGCCAATACACATAATATTTGTGGTGTATTTACCGTTGTAATGTTTTGACTGGCCAAGTCTGCATCTGCAACACTATAACCAGTTGTGTCTATATCAAACAGTTTACTCTCAACACTAGAAAGTGTTGTGTTTAACTTAATACCGTCTGTTTGACCTTTAAGTTGTAGACTACTACCTGCAGAGCTTGTTACTGCTGTTGTATTAATTAATTCTGAAGCACTTACTTTTCCTGCAATATTAAAGTCACCTGATGCAACATTAAAGTATAGTTTCGAATCACTTACTTTTAATGCATTGTCACCACTACTTGCTGGACTAAACACTGGATAAACTGTTGCGTTAGTTGAAGTATCATTTGTGATTGCAACTACACCAGCTGTATCATCTGCTGGAGCAAAAGTAAACACACCACTACTATTATCGTATGCTAAACTTCCACCGCCACTTGCTGTAGCTGTTGTTGTGCTTAGTAGTCCTCTTATTTGAGGATCTGTTCTTACTTCTGCCGGAGCAAAAGTGAATACGCCTGAACTGTTGTCATATGCTAAACTGCCACCACCACTTGCACTTGCTGTAGTTGTGCTTAATGCACTTAATGATATAAGGCTTGATAAGTCAGCAGGAGCAAAAGCAAATTGTCCATTACTGTTATCATATGCTAAAGAGCCACTACCACTTGCTGATCCTGTTGATACACTTAAAGCATTTAATTGTATGCCTGGAACTGATGGAGTAAATGTGAATGCGCCAGTTGATGAATTATATGCTAATGCACCACCGCCACTTGCACTTGCCGGAGTTGCCGTGCTTATTGAACCTCTAGATTCTGTAATTACTTGCGTTGTTGTAAGTATGTCTTGGTAAACGTTGTCACCATTCATGAATGTCCATTTTTCTGATGGTTCATTCCATGATATTATAGCATTATGTGTGCTTTGCGGTCTGTTTGAAATTATTTCTACTGTAGCATCTGTTGTTGCATTTGCATTCAGTGTAATCTTTTGGTCTGTTACATATAAGTCTGTAACGTTTTGGTAATTGATATTACCAGTCGCATCAATATTGCCAGTCACAGACAAATTGCCACCCACTGAGAGTGGACCTGTTGCAATGTGTGAAATAACTTGTGCGTTGGTTAGTGTTTGTGGCATGTTAGTCAATTGACTACCGTCGCCTAAAATAAATGCACCGCTTACGTTTGCAGTAGTAGTAACATTAGCACTTGAACTTATAATGCTTGTATAACTGTCTAATTGGTCTTGTATTGCACTATTTGCCCTAGCATTTGTATAGTATAAGTTAGTTGAGCCTTCTGGAACTGAATCTGTTGTAAAGTTACTGCTCTTGAAACCTACTACACTAGCATAAGTTGTTGAACCATCGTTGAGAACTGTTACTATGTTTTGGTCACCAGGACTTGTATCGAATGTTTTGTAATTGTCTGTAAATTCCCAATTACTAAAATATGTTGGGTCAATAACATGTCCACCTGATGAATCTTGTGTTAATATAACTGTTGCTTGGTATCCAGTGGAAGGAGTATTAGTAAAACTAATGTTTGTTATATTGCCCGAAATGTTTGCTGAATGCGTTATATTACTTGCTAAATCTAGAGTAATGTTACCAGCAACTGTTCCGTTGTCAGTAACCTCTGCAATAGCATTATGCACTCTACTATCAGTAAAGTATAAGTTTGTGCCTTCTGTAATATCTTGTGTTTTTAATTGTTGAGTTAATGTTAGACTATTTGCGGCATCATCATAAGTGTATGTTAAGTTAGCGCCTGCTACCATTAAGTCAGCAACACGGTCATCTACTTTTTCTGCGTTAAAGTCTAATCCATTATCAATAATGTAAGCGTTTACTCTTGCATTAGTGTAATATAAGTTTGTTGAACCTTCTGTAAGGTCGTCTGTGGTCTTGCCTGAGAATAAAGCATTTGCATTAATGCCAATTACACCACTAGCTAATGTTATAGGTGCTGTTGCACTAAAGTGTGCTCTTGTTTCTGTTGCACTTGGTCCAGTGTATGTGAATACACCTGTGGAACCCACATAAGATAAACTACCATCTCCGCCTGCATTAGTAACACTAGACAAAGCTGTAACGTCACTGTTAGCTGTTTGTATAACACCTGATACATTAGAGTATGTTATGCCATACCCACCGCTTAAAGCTGATCTTATGTCAGCGTTTGTGACAACTGCTGTATTACTAACTGTAACATTGGATATTGCTGAACTTACTGTTACGTTTGTTTGGTCATTACTTACTGCAACATTAGATGTTGCTACTGTGACAGTTATATTTGAAGAAGCCATGTTAAACTCCTGTTGTTGTTATAGCTACGAAACTTGCATCGGAAGTAGGATTACCTGCTGTTACGTCCGCACTATATCTTTCTATAATTGCCCACCTGTGACTATCAAATGTGTTAACTGTTGGGATAGTGTTTTCCCATGTAAATTCTACTATAGTAATAACTACATTAGTTCTAGCATCTGGAATTAAAGGTCCAGTGTATCTGTTTTTAGGAATTGTGAAATCAACTGTGCCTGCAGTTGCATTTGTTTTAACTATGTTAGCACCTGGCACTGAAGTAGATACTGCACCAACGTATCCAATTACGTTACTACTAGCAAAGTTTGGTTCGCCATTGTTAATATTGTAAGTTATTGCATCGACTACAATACTAGAATAATTTGCTGTGAAATTATAATTAGTAATATCTGTGTCGTAATTATATGTGAATGTTCTTTGGTGATCGGGCAACATTTCAATCATTTGAACGTTGTCGGCCCCACCTAAATATTGTTTAAAGTCGAGTGTCCTTGACATCTTGGTGTTCTCCTATTGGAAATAACCTATAAGGTATTCCCTAAAGGCTTATATGTTTTGTTATGCTTGTATTTATGCCGTTCCTACGCATCTGGTAGTGTAAAGCCATACTCTGAAGCATAATCATCGATCTGAATTGCTTCGTCGTCTATATAGACAACCCTTGCTGGCATGCCACACCATACATTGTTTTCATCAAACAAGCCTAGTATGAATGCTTCTATTATATATTTGTTTCTATGAGCCATATCTGTATATCCTTAATTTGGTTCTGTGGGCCAAGTTACTGTTTGCCCTTCACTTAAATTAGCGTAATCTAAATCTCTAAGTGCTTGTCTATATGTTTGCCATTCTGTTTTCTTTTCATCATTTAATGGTGAATCCTGGCCTTGTGTCCAGTCAGATGCTAACAAACGTCTGTTTCTCTGTTCTTTTGTTTCTGCATTAATTGTAATTAGTTGTGGCGGCACTGACTTCATAAGACTTAATGGAGTTGTGGTTAAATTTATTTTTTGCATCTTATGCCCGGTATAGTTTCCATCAACTTCACTTAGCAATGCAAAACTCATAGGAAAACTGCTATTGTTATTAACAAATTGTTGTGCTTTTGAATCATCTCTAATCCATCTAACATAATAAATTTTGCCGTCTACATTGTTATAAAATATATATTCTTGCATTAGAAAATGTTCCCTATATCTAAGTAAAAGTCTGACTTACTAATACGTTTGTCTGAATTCGTTACGTCTAATCTTCTACCAGCTCCACTGGGTGATAAATTTGTATTCGCCCAATTACCTACTATAACATCTTGTGGAATGTATTGTAATATACTACTTTGTGGAGGCAATCCACCTCCCGTTGCAACTACGTTGCCTTTTGCCCTGCTTACTTCATACTTAAAGTTATCATCAAATGTGCCTAATTGACTAATGCCTGATGCAACAATCCCACTTCCTAATGCTAATTGATGTATGCCAGAGTTTGCCATGGCGGCGTTTGCAGTCATTTTACCATCTGGTGCAACATCTACTGCTTTGTAATTTATTTGCCTAAATGGTTGATATGAAATAGCGGCATTGCCGTCTGCCAATGTAGCACCATATGGAACCATATTGTTTACAGCACTAAATATGCCTTCATCAATACCACCTGCATCAATAATTGCGTTTGCTGTTATTAGTGCCGCGTTAATTCCCAATGGCACACTGGTTGTGGCACTATTTGCCATTGAGGCATTAAAGCCATCTTCTTCAATTTGTAGTCCTGCCTGAACTGCACCAATACTGCCTCTGTCAATAGTGCCTGTTGGTTTTAGTGAAATGTTTGGTGCTGTTGCTCTTATTGTGTTTATTCCGCTTATACCAAAGAAACTTAAATCAATGTTTGCTAGTATGTCTGGTAGTAACGGTCCAACTGGTGCCGTTATATCTTGTAGTGGTAATGCTGGTGTTGGTATTGCTACGTTTACAACTTCACCTGGGTCAAATGTTGTGCGGTCTCTACCATTACGTCCTCCTGGTCTAATTTGAACTCTACTGCCAGGTGATGAGTTTGCTACATTACTGCTTACACTAGATCCAATTGGATCAACACATGCGTCAATACTGGTTATGCCTGGAATGTTTGGAATTGTAACAGGGAAATTAATAAATGGGAAATTTCCTACTCCACCAAAACCGCCCTCGCCGCCTATACCGCTAAAATCAATGTTAGCATAATCAACGTTGCCAATAACAGTTCCGGTGCCTGGTGCAACAATGTTTGCATTACTACCGCCTACTGGATCATCCACAATTGTGATATTACCCACAATGTTTGCAATGTTACCGTAATCAATGTTACCCCAAATGCCTATACCCCAATTAGGTATGCCACTTAATCCAGGAACAGTATCTGTTTGTATACTGGTGTGAGCATATATGCTGTCAGCATATTCAATCATTTGCACTTTTGCACCCAGCATAGCATCTGCCGTTTCTACTTCAGTAACTCGCATTATTCTAAACAGCTTGTTAGTGAATCCGTATATGGCACTTGTTACTTTAACAATGTCGCCCACGTCATTAACAATAGCACTATAGTCTGCTGTAAAACTAAGCACTAGGCTTTCTCTACTTTGACGCAAGTCAATGTCTGCTAAGTTGTATACTCTACTCTTGTCATTAACTATACTAAATCTTGTGCTTAATGGATTGTCTGGTTCGTTGTTGTTTCTATCAGCACTAGGTGTTGATATGATCACTGTTTGTGTTTGGTCTTTCTTGTTAACAGCTGGATACTCAGCATCAATGCTGTTGTATAAACTGAAAAGCTCTGTGCTAGTAATATCAATTGAACTTGTTATGTTGTCATCATTAAACAAGTATGCCGCATTCTTTTCTGCGGTAGTTGCCTCTCTGTTTGGCACAACCATAAACTTACCTTGTTTAGGATTGTAAGCAAAGTATGAACTACAACTTTTAACCAATTCATTAATGTTGTTTTTGACTGGCACATAAGTTGATAACATGCCGTCAATTTGCCATCTGTTTTGTTGTTGAGTTGCACCTAGGCTATCCAAGTAGTCAACTTGGGCTGTAGAGTAATCGTAGAGCTCGTTAAACGACGTTAAATCTAAATCACTGGTGCTGATACCACATCCGTATCTATCGTTTGTAATGTAGTCTAATAACACGTTTGAAGGCTCACTTAAACTGTTTGTGATATCATATGTAATAGCACCTAAGCCTTGCATTCCGTTTTCTGCATCATAGTCCATTTCATATATGGCATAAACTAAATCTTCATAGTTTGTTGCTGTAGTAATTGTGCTCATTAATGTTTGTGCGGCCACTTTGCCTGTTGTTGGGAATATCTGATTAACACTTGATTGTGCATTACCGGCAAATACTCTAACACGCATTTTGTTAGCCACGTTGGTCGAAGTTGTTGCATTAGGATCGGTCATGCTTATAACATTTGCGCCACTAAAGTTTAGTTTTGCATCATCTCTGTATATTTGGTTAATTGTGATTGCGCCAGTGTCTGTTTTCTCACCAATAACCATACAATACACCATGGTGTTGTTTTGGTTCTTAATTTCTGCATCCACAATAATAGCACCACTGTGATTCCTTCCGTAGAATACTGGGATTCTATTATCAGTGCTTGGTGGTAACTGGATTTTAACTCCAGGATCTTTAGTAGCTTGTTGTGTTGGTGGGTCCATTACACCCAATAACTTTGCTGTGCCTAAGGCTAAGCCAGCACTAATAATACTTGTGGCAAGTGTGGCAACAAAACCGGTCATACCGATTGCTCCTACAATTGCTGTTGCTATTGCTGTAAATACTGCCATCTACACACCCTCATATATATAATTTGTCTCTATTGGTCGCCAACCACGTTTCTCTAAATCAAAGTCTGGTGAAATTTCCATGTTTGTGAGAGTAAAACCTTGTATAATGTCTTTTTCCTGTAGTTTCTCACCTATTTTGATATATTCTTTAAGTAGTCTATAACCCATACTGCTCATTCTTTGTGCTGGTTCAACCCACCACGCTATTTCTTTCATTGTGCTTATTTCAGGTAGCCATGCATCTGTTTGTATTTGTGCTATCAACATGCCTTGCACTACTCCGTCTTTTTCACCTAGCAATATGCAACCGTTTTTTCCAAAACTATCAAGTAGTCTTCTAATATACATGTCATTGTATTTAGGATCATGTAAAGGACTGAATGGTGAGCTGTTAGCAAAGTTAATCATCATTGCCATTATTGCATCATAGTCTTGTATTGTTGCTGGTCTAATCATTCTTATCTCATATTGAAGTTGCCGAAGTCGAATGGACCACCGCCACCGCCTCTGTAGCCACCGCCGTAGCCGGCGCCTGCTGAATACTTCTTGCCAAAGTCGAATTGCACATTGTGTAGTTCTGTTACTCTGTTAAATGTTAAGTCTGTTGGGAAATACTTTTGTCTATCTGTGATGTTGCTTCTTTCGCCAGCAACTTTGTTTTCCAGGATAGCGTTAACACTGGCACATGTAATGCCAATACTGTTTGTGTTTACTCCGTCACTGTAATTGAAATCTTCTGTAATACTAAAGTTAGTTATAATACCGTTATAACGTTGGAATATATTCGCGGCATCCACAGTGTAATCATCGTTAAAGAATGCTCTGTATATTTTAACAACTCCACCTTTGATTGGTGTTGTCAATACTTCATTCATATAGTTTGCATCTGATGGGATACCTGATAGACTTAATCCAACATCACCGTTAGTTGCTTTAATGTCTTCTGGAATATCACTTACTCCTAAGAAACTTCCTAGTTCAGTGTAAGTGTTTCCGTTAGCTACCACAGGGTAATAAGCACCGCTGAGATAGTATGTGGTGTCGTCTAACGTGAGATCTATCAACATAGCATGTTGTATGTTGTTTGTGCCAGTGACTGGTGGTATACTAGTAGCCATTATGTAATAATCTCCACTAGTTCGAAGTCACTTAGAAAACTAATTCTATCATATGGGACTATTCTGTAGTTTGCCTTTCTGGTCATCTTGACTTTGAATCTAACATCAACGCCTTTGTTAACTATGCCAGAACCAAGTGTAACACCTGATTGGCTAATAACTGGTCTGTGGACTGGAATAGCCACACTTGAACTTGTGGTAAAAGCAACGTCAGCCGTTACTTGATAAGGGTATCTATATGCCCCTGTGTTGCCCACTGGCTGTAAATAATCACCTTTCTTGAACAATGTGCCAGCTCCACTTACACCACTTGCATTCACTGTTAAAACAAGTCCTGCACCACTTACTGCTGTTAAGTTGCCGCCAGTAATACCACCTTGATAAGCAGTAACGTATGCCATGTCAGTGTTTGTATCACCGATATCAATTGTGGCTTCTGCAGTAACATCTAAACCTTGTAGGTCTTCTAGTAGTCCTCTGTTAGTGCTGTATTGTAATCCTTTGTGCATACCTATTTTAAATCTGTATGGCACGTTGGTTGCTCTTTCGGCTGTTAACACTCTGCCACTTCTACTAACGCTTTGTGCGGCTACCTTGCCTTTGTCAACTTCTATGTAAGTTGCATTATCTACTATTGTTTGTAAACTCATTATGCTGGTTGCCTCCTTTGTCCTGCTCTGGATACGTTATATATAAACTCGGGGTCCCTAGCAACTAAAGATTTGAAGCTGGCGGCGTCAGTAGCCTGAATATTGTATGTAACATTTGTTGCTCCACCCATTCCGCTACCGCCACTAGTCATTTCGTCATTTGGAATAACTGTGCCACTTGCTGTAGGAACAAATAGCTCTGGTCCTTCTTCACCCACAACATATGGCTTGCCTGCTGTTGCTGGTCCACCACTTGCTAGTCCAGGTATCATTGCTAATAGAGGTCCTGTAATAAACTTCTGTATAAGTGCTTTGGCTAACACTTGCTTAATATGGTCTGCTAGGTCACTAAAACTGGCTTTACCTGTTAATACTGCATCTGTTAAACTCTGCTCTAATAACTGTCCTGCTTTAATAAATCCTTCTGCTAATGTTTTTGTTGCATCGCCTAATCCACTATTTCTAACTGCTTCTGCTATGCCTTCGAAGAACATTTTCATGTCCTCACCCATCATTTCGAATGTTATTTTTATAAAATCGCCAATACTGAGAACTGCTTTCTCGGCATACTCTTCTGTTTCACTAAAGAACTTGTCTACTCTATCTACACCAAACACTTTATTAAGTGCCGCGTCTAGGAAGTGAAGTGTGCCTTGTGTTCCTGTAGTAATAACTTCTGCTACATTAGTAGCGGCTTCAGTTGATTTGCCTTTTAAATCTTCTAGGAATGTTAATGCGCCTGTTATATCCTCTGCATCTATTAAAGGAAGATTTAGACCAACTTTTCCTTCGTTTTCTGCTTTTGTTAATTCTCTTTCTAGAATTGCTATTGCTTTGCTAACATTGTCTTTTGTTAATAGAAAGCCTGATCCTAATTCCTTTTCCAATATGTCGCCTGCTCGTCCTGCAGACATCTGCCAGTTGCTAAGGTCAAAGAAGTTTTCTAGGAATCCATTCCCTTCAATCTCCTTAAATTCTGCTAAATTCTTTTTGAGGCTATGGATATCATTGTTTATAAGACCTATTGCCGCGGCCGAGTCCATAATACCGTTTATTAATATTGCAAATGCATTATATATACCCACAATACCTGTTATTGTTTTTTGTAATAATCCGAGAAATTCTTCTTTTAGGAATTGTCCAAATTCTTGGAAGCCACCACGTGCTTCTACTTCTGCTGTAATTGTTTCTGTTAATCCAGTAACAACTCGTTCTAATGCTGGTGCTAAACTTACTAACAATGCGTTAGCGGCACCAAATGTTGCTGTTGATAATGTTGTTAAACTGTCTTGTAAATCTTCTACTTGCCTAATACTGTCTCTGGATAACAATATGCCTAGCTTTTCCATTTCCTTAAACATTTCTTTAAGGCCTTCACTACCATTTTTCAGAGCATTAACTAATTCAGCACCTTCACTATCGAACGCCTTAAACGCAAGTGCTAATCTTTTGGATTCATCTTCTGTGTTGGCAATACCATCTGCCAATGCCATTAAGGCTTGCTCGGCACTCATTGCCTTTATTTCAGCGTCTTTTAATCCTATTTCACGTAATGCTGGACGTAGTTCACCTACACCTTTTTTGGCTTCACCTAATCTACGTGAGAAACGTCTAAGTGCTACACTACTTTGGTCAAAACTAACACCAGCAATTTCAGCCGCAAAGCCAAACTTCTGGATTAGATCCGTTGTGAGACCAACAGTATCCGATATCTTACCTAGCCTATCAACAAATGCTATTTGCCTTGCAGTTACTAATGCTAACCCTGTGGCTAAACCTGCTACTGCTATAGTGGCAACTTTTACTAAGCCTGAAAATGCTCTAAGCCCTGTGCCTGCGGCAGATAATCCGCCTGTAAATAATCCTGTGCTAAGTGTTAACGCCGCCGCGACTGGAATAGCCATTATTTTAATCTCCTAATAAATCGTTTAAATCTTTTAATTGTATATTCTAATGAAGGTTCGACCAATCCTTTATATGGTCTTGCCTTACTTAAATTCTTTCTACTATAACCACCGGAAGTTTTACCTGTTCCTTCTTTAGGAGGATTAGGATATTCTCCTCGATCGATAACACCACTGTAATCATATTGGCCACTAATGGTATATCCTTTATTTGTTCTTCTCAGCTTATTACTTCTTCTAGCTGTTCCTGTTTGACCACGTGGTGTAACTCTCTTCCATTCTTTAAAGACTTCGCCAGGCAAACCGCTACGTTTAGTAAGATAACGTTTTAGTTTTTTCATGCTTTTCTTGAACTTTCTATCATCAAGTCTAACACCATTTGCAGTTTTAGTAATCCGTCTGGGCACTCTCTAGTCCTCTGTTACGCATTTCAACTAATTCATCTTGTTTGAATGTTGAAGTAATGTCTTCTCCTTTAGCCTTTTTCCTCATCCTGTCTTGATGGGACATGGCATGAACATGTATTTGTATGTCCAGTGTTGATCCCTTTTCTAATATTTCACTGGGTAAACAATGATACTTTTCAGCCATTGTATCTACAAGTAAAATTAAGTTGTGTAATCTGGGATCAATTAGATTATCAACTTGGCTTACTTTCCCAGGTTTTCGGTGACCCTTATAACCGCTGATGTCATTACATCCATTGGTAAAGTGTTTTCGCCACTAATGACCGGGTTCCCTTTTTCGTCTAGAATTAAATCCTTAACAGCATTATACATTTCACCTGCATTCTTTGTGTCTAGACTTGCTAGTTTAGTGTATGTGCTAATTGGAAGTTTGTCATAAACGAAGAATTCAAGTTCGTCACCGTATTTTTCTACGATGTCCTTGTCGTCTATAATGATTGGTGTTAGTTCTGGTTTTGCCGCTAGGTCTGATAATTTCTTCATATCTATTGTTCCTTTATATCTTTATCTGTTAAATGTTTTATACCACTAAGTGCAAACTGTAGTCTGCCTTGTGCTTTAAGTATATCTCGTTCAGCACAACGTAATTCGTTCTGTGCTTTTGCTATCTCGGCTGTTAGACTACTTAGTATGTCCTTCGTCGAGTGTTTTTCCCATATCTGCATATTCTTCTTCCTTTATATCTTCAGTTGTATTTACCTGCTTCTTTGCCTTCTTAGCATGAGGTAAGGTAATTCCGTGTTCTTTGGCAACTTCTGCAGTCTTATACTTTTCACCGTATATGTAAACTGTATCACCTTCAAATCCATTATCTAGAATTGATTGTAGTTTTGCTTTTATATCTTGCATGTTTTTTTCCTTTATATAAGAATAAACTCCCTTTTTAAGGGGAGTTTATAATTTTGTTTACGGTTTACGCAATCTGTTTAATTATTAAACAGTGACTGGCGTAATCTCACCATTAACTACGATTTCCATCGGACTAACCCATACCGCGGCATCCATAGATGCTGTTGGAGTTAACCCTGTTAAGAAACCCTTGCCTTTGACGTAATACTCACCTGTGCTATTACCTTCGTTAAACGCAACAGACCAAAAGATCTCAGTTTTGTTTTTAGAAGTTTGTAATAAACCTAAGTTTGCAATAGAGTTTGTTGAAGCGCCATCTCCAAAGAAGGTTGCTCCGTCTACCAACATGTTGATAGAAACACTATTTTCATTTGTAGTTGTAAAAGCACTACTGGATGGATTACTCAATACTGAATATCGAGTTGTTCCTGTAGTTGCACTTACTGTTACGTCTTGCATTAAAGGGACAATTAGAATATCTGTGCCGCCTGGGAGGCTCATTGCTTCTGTTGTTCCTAAGTTTAATGTTGCTTGAGAACCGCTTGTTACATTAATTACTGTCATGTTGTTCTCCTATGTTATACAGTTTTTTCGAAACGAAATTCAAAAGTATATGTAATCTTATCTAATACAATTTCTGTATCATAATCACTTTCACTAGTTATAGTGTTAGTAATCACAGACTTTGCATTTAATATATTACTGATTATACTGTTGATATCGCTTAATTGGGTTTTGGCATCGAGGGTGACGAATGCATTAAGTGTAGATGTGTTGGTGTTGAGGTTACTTCGGTCCAATACAGGATAAAGTGTATCTTGTGAAATTTGCTCTTCATCAACGTAAAGTGTTTTCATATTCTTGTCATACAACGTGTCCCCACCACTTTCGAACGGAAGTTCTGCACTTACACTAACATTGCTGTTAGTTAAGTTTGTGGTAAGTCGTGTTATAAGATTGCTTCTGATCACACTCATTATCTAACCCTTGTTATAAATCGTTTGCCACGAGTCCTACGGTTTTTTCTAAAATTGACCATTTCATCGGCGGATGTTATAGTTGCATCTGCATCTACATCATACCACACAATTACTGAAAGTTTTTCTGTAAACAATTCATTAAATTTAGTTTCGTAAAAGTTGATTTTGTTTACTTCACTACTTTCTGGGTTACCAAAGTCAGCTACTTTTGGAAGTAGCATTTCTTTCATAACATAACTTGAACACATGTCTGTCCAATCTTGCAAGTTGCCAATAATTAAATTCTTATTGACAGCTGGCAAAATAGACGTGCTACTAATACTCTTAGCACTAGCGTAGTTACTCCACTCGGGAGAAGCCTGCATTCTAGTAACTATTCTATCTGTAGCACGTTGACATAATATGTCAAGGTATTCATTTTGAGTTGTTGCCGCAGTTCCAGAGTCCGCAAATGATATTTCATTTGCTTCAAACAATCGTTGATCCAAATTTCGAATGTCTTCTGCTTCTGCAAAAGCCAATACGTTTTGTGCGCCGTCTCTCTGAAATGCCATGTTATCTCCTAATTAGCCTTGTGTATTAGTGATGTTTGTTACTAAGTTATTAGTTCTTAACCATCTAATTCCAATTGCTTCTGAAATAACTGCATCAACTAAAGCTCTGTTACCAACGTCACTTAATGAACCAATATTACTTGCTCCGTTAACGCCGTTAATAAGACTGGAAAGAATGAACTCTACTTGTGGAGTGATAGCCGCATAGTAGAAGCCTGAAGCGTCTGCTGGTGCGTTTGCCGCTCTTAGTAAAGCTACTGTCTGAGCAAAATCTACAAGAGAAGCGTTATCTGCCGACGCTAATGATCCAGTAATTGAACCAACAGCTCTAATGTAATCTCTTCTTAATTGTCCGAAACCATTTCTGACTGTTCCTGTTACGATATGTCTATCGAACTGAACGTCTTCTTCCATCTTGGCAACGATAGCTCTTTTTTCCATGTAACCCATAGCTTGTGGTGAGAATACAACGTTGACATCTACTGCCCCGCCGTTTGCACCTACTGTTGCTTGGTTTACCATTAAGACTTCAGTGTTTTGACCGTCAAGTTCGTTAGCATTAGTAATTACTGTTTCGCTGTTATTGAGCATAACGGTAAATCCGGCCTTGTCAGTAGCATTTGCGGCTGCCGAACTAAGTTGAGATACTACTGCGTTTCTTACTTGGTCAAATTGACCGTCTTCTAAGGCTTCTTCTGTTACGAATGTTCCTGACCCACGTTTTACTGCTGAGATCGGTAGACCTGTTGCCGCAAAGTTATTTGGGTGATTTGTTACGATATCTTCTTCCTGAGTAAGTGTTACACCTACGCCGAAAGCAGTTTGGATTGGAAACTGGACTGTGTCGCCTGCTCCATCCGATATATTTATTGAATTAGGGATTAATGTGCTGTTAGGCAACAATACTGCATTGTCGTAGTAAGCCTGAAGGTCTGCTACAACATTTGCGTATAATCCTGCAATTCCTGTGTTATTTGTTGACATAATTGTCTCCTGTTATAAGTTTATGTTTAAAAGTTCTCTATCTTTTGAACTTAGCCATATGTGCTTCAACTGTTTTATTGTTGATGCTACCGCTACGTCCAATTGTTGTGCTACGCAAATCAACATAAGCATTTCTATAAGCATGGTCTGATTTTAACCTACTTTGGTCAATTTCAGAACTCTTATTTGATACTGGTGTGCTTTGTGCATCTACAGTTGCAACTCCTTTCTTAGAAAACTGTAAACCTAAATCTCTACCCACTTTTTCAACAGCGGCAGTATAATTAGGTTGTCCTTCATCAGTTGTAAAGAAATCTTCTCCATTTGCAATATGGAAACTTTGTCCTTCAACTTTGAACATGTTATCAGCATTCATCAATTTGACTACTGAGTTCCTTTGTTCAGGCGTCCATGCACTTGGCATAACTTCCTTTAGTTTTCCTACGTGGGCATCTAAGACATATTGACTTTTAACACCTTCTAGTTCAGCTTTAAGTTCAGCTACAGTTTGTTCTTTCTTTGCTACTGCACTTTTCAATGCACTAACATCTAAACTACTTTCGCCTTCAGTAATATTCGCGGTTTGAAGTTCCTTCACTACCTGCTTTACACTACTTAAACTGTCAACACCTAATTCTGTAATTAAACGTTGCTCTACTTCTCTAGTGGTTGTTTTAGCTATTGCATCTTTCTCTGCTTTGGTAAACATACGTTGACCATCCACAAAGTATCTGCCGTCTCTCATTTCCACTTCTGGTTTTGCATTACTGCTAACAGAGATACTTTCTTCCGATTGCTTTACAGTCTCTGGAACTGTTTGACTTTCACCAGTGTCAACTACTGTTGTTGTATTGTCTTCCGACATAATATTTCTCCTTCTATTTAATACGACGAAGTATCGTTAACCAATCTTAATTATAAACTATTACTGGTTGATGATTGTGTCATCAATTGCTCTAGCCGATCGCGAAGTTTGTCACGCAAATCTGTTTCAGGAGCACTTGCTCCCATTAATTCTGTATACTCGTCATGTGTGGTGAACGGCATATATTTTACAGAGCCGTTGTCTGCTGTGTGCTCATGAGATCCACTTCCACCCATTGCTATTGCAACGGCTTCTGCTTCATCTTGAGTATCGTATTCTTGTAAATCTGGTAATGCTTCTGTGGAACCATTTAATCTATCGTTAAGGTCCATTAGCATGTTTAATTCTTTTAGTTCATGCTCCATAGCACGATTGTTGTATTGTCTATTGTAACTGATTTCAACTGTATTGTTTTCACCAGTCCAATCATGATAGATATCAAATGCACGTTTCTCTGCGTTTTCCATTTGAACTGCTTTCTTTCTTACGAATGCCTGTAGTTTTGTATCTAATGTTTCTACCATTGCGGCACTACTACTTGCTTTGATGAGCTCATCGCTTCTAATCATGCAAGTCTCTAGCATCTTATCTATTTTGTTGTCTATTAGTTCTCTAATTTCTGTTATAGGATCTGTATTTGGTTGTCTAAATTCGTATGTAAAGTTTTGCTCACCTTGTAAGCCTGCGTTTACTCTAATAACGGAACCAGCTTCTGCGCCAATCTCACCGTTGTTTAATTCGTCTGTTGCTTCGTCTACTACTAATGTAGGATGTATGCTGTAGTTAACACTTGAGTATATTTCACTGTTCAAGTTATACACTTCTCTTTGTATAATTGATGCATCTAATAAAGGACTTGATCCAACGCCAGGGAATGTAGGTATGCCTTGATAAATTGGAAACACCGGAATGTATCCTAATTCGTTTTCTTGCACTACTCTAAATATGCCTTCGTCTTCTTGAAACAATCCTTCTAGGTCTGGTGGTAAGTATTCTTCGTCTACCGCCACAAATACTGTTTCAATTGTGTCTTGAGTAAAGTATCTGTATACTGTTTGATTTTCATCTTCTGCTACTTTAATGACCAGTTTTCTCAACACTTGGTCGCCATTTAGGTCATAACCGAATTCCCAGTTCATAACATCTAAAGGCTTGTATATATTAAAACGTGGAACTTCTGCTCCACTAGGCTTAACAACACTTAACCAACTAACACCAAATACACTTACTAATGTATCTACTTGACTAAAGAACTCCGGTAAACTATTGCCTTCACCGTCACAGTTTTGTGCAAAGGAATCCATTGTTTGAGTTTCTGGTAAAAGTCTATGTGCTGGATTCTTAAATAGGATTGCGTTGTATTCGTTAACGATTAGTTTTACATAATTGTAAAAGCTGACATTGTTTATTTTTTCATTATAAAAGCTACCGCCAGCATCATCGCCGCTTACTGCATCTTGTCTATTGAAGCCACCTGCATTGTTTACTCTTGATTTGTATTTGCCAGTAGTATTGCCAAACTCGTCTTGAGTATAAGTGCTTATTACTTCTGAGGCTGTTTGTTGGTCGGATTGGAACATTTTAAGATATCGACCTTGTTTATATTCTTCTGAACCTACAAAACTACGATAGGATAAGTCCCATGTGTCGTGGTATCTTGCATATAAAGAGTGGACGTTAGTGATAAACTCACTGTATTCGGATAGGCTATCGCTCATATTTCCCCGCGGTGGTAAAATGTTCTTTTAAACTTTTTGTTGTATACGACTATATTTATCGCTTTAGTCCAGTTTAGGGTGTAAATACGGTGTAATGCACGATAAGTATGTGTAAGTGACTAATTAGGCGCAGGGCTTGTCCTACCCGTGTTATATAATATGGGGTTATTGCCTACTCTGATTATAAACTAACTTAAGGAACTACATTGTGCTATAACCACTTTGTAGTTTTTTTTTTGGCAAGTAGATCAGCGGTAGATCATCTGACTGTTAATCAGAATGTCGTAGGTTCGATCCCTACCTTGCCAGCCACTTTCCTCCAATAAAGGTTGACATACCTCTCAAAGATGTTATAATAGTTGCTGTAACAAAGAGAAAGCATAATCCGGAAAGGTAATACTTTCCACTTAATTAAAGGAACTTCCTGTGAATTTAATGCAATGTTTAGCTTCTCTTGTTTGTCCCGGGTGGGACAGCATGTTACTCTACAGAAGGCGGCTAGGATTAAAATTAACTATTGTGTGTTTATATACTCCTAGTTTGCCTTCACTTTATTTTATCCATAAAAAAGCCCCACAACATACCCTATATATTGCGAGGCCTAGCAACTTAGTTTAACATACCACACATACACACTCACACCGTTGCTATGTGTATTTATCTTGTTATATGCCTTTTAACAATTCTCTTTCATCATATACTTCATGCTTGAATGCACCGATGGCTTTTGCTTTGTATACTGCATACTGGTCAAGTTCTTTTATAGTGTTCATCTTCCAAGTCATATTAGTGTGTAGTATGCGGTCTTGTTTTTGGTATGTGCTACTCATATCATACCAATAGAATCTGTATGTTCTTGTTTTCATGACTTATCTATTTCCTGTTCGCTTACGTCATTAACGTAAACACCATTTACTTTAACTTTAAACTTGGGCTTCTCTTTGTTCTTACCCCAGTCTATTTGGTCGAAGTTGTCTTTGTATTGTTGTTCATTGCCTGGTCTTGTTGACGATCCTTTGCCACCATGTGAAGCACCAAAGCCTTTACCACTAAAGCCATTACTAATGTCTTTTAACTTTTTTAATTCCGACGATCCGTCAACTATTGCTTTAGCTCGTTCTTTGTTTTCATTTGATATTTCTTTTGGTCCACTCATTATAAACTCCTCCTTGTGTGTCCATAGCCTTTACCTAAATCTCGTTTAATGCCAAAGTTTTGCCAAACTAAATATCCTAGACTGTCATTCATATGCGAGAAATCTGTGTTACCTTCTTTGTGAGGTTGTCTAGTGCCCGGCTTGTAGGTGTGTTTAATCAAACATTCTCTGGTCTTTTTGCATTTAGGATCTATTAGCAAGTTGCGTTCACCGTTAGCATTGCATAACAAACTGTTTACTGCATTTATTCTGTCAATAACACTAGGGTTTGTTTTGCCCACAACTAACTTAAATCCATTGTTTGCCAGTATGGTATGGTCACTTACATTTGAATTGGTAGATTTAAAACTGCCACTACTGTCTGGATAACACACATAGTTCTTGTTTGGGTAACGTCTTTTAATCTCTTGTATCATTTCATATGTGTTGCTTTGGTATATCTCTATTTCATCTACTATGTTCAACTTATTACCGTTCATATAACCCATCACAGCACTCATAGGACTGTTGTTAAAGTCCATGCCTATATGTAGGGTGCGGAGTTGTTCTACTGGGAACGTATTGGGCTGTATATTGTCCTCGCTGAAGGAAAAATAGATCACGCCAGAATAGTCTTGGAACTCTGCTTCAAACTCTTGTTTAAATTCTCTTTCATCAAGGTCACGTCTAGCACTTTCTATTTCTTCTACTGTAACCCATCCACCGGCTAACGTTGTGTAACTGTGACTGTTCCATTCCTGTTCAGCTCCACTCTTAACAAATAGATCATAGAACCAATTGCCTTTTCCTTTTGGCGTTCCAATGAACATAGCATGTCCACCACTGTCTGCTAACATGGGACGACAAATAGTAGTCCATACATCCTTGTGTAAGTCAGCACATTCATCTAGCACAATAAAGTCATAACGGCTTCCACGTAATGCTTCTCTGTTGTCTGCACTCTTAACAAATATTTTGCTGTCGTTCTTTAGTGTTATAGTTAGTTCTGACTGGTTAACTTTCTTTATCCAGTTCTTATCATATAGTTTATCTAACAGATCGGGCCATATGGTATTACGAGCTTGACCAAACGTGCTGTATAGTGCTAACACTCTCTGCTTGGGCTTTACACAATGTTTAGCCAGCTCATTAATGGCTAACATAGTCTTACCGAAACGCCTACCGGCTACGATGATCCTAAAGCGTGTGCTGTCATTACTAATAACCTGTTGTGGTTTGCTCAGTTTCAAACATGTCTCCATGTCTTGCGTATCATGATGTCTCTAACACAGCCAGGTGATACACCATAGTCTGCACCAATGCCGCCCAATCCGTTAACTGGTGAACGCCATTCATAACGTGCTCTTATGGCTACAATGTCAGCCTCTTGTAGTTTACTTGCTCTGTTCTTTGAGCCAACACATAACGTTCCACGTTCTCTAGCTTCTGCTAACAGTTCGCCTTGAGTGGTAGTATACAAGTGTTTAAGGTTACAACACTGTCTGTCTTTGCATGTTGAACTCACACGTTGCTGATGTTTTAAGGGTGCCACAAAGTTATTGTAAGCAAAACGTTGTGCTCTGTGTAAGCCATTACCAGCTGTGAACAATGCATAGCCTTCATGAGTGCTACACAACTTCCAGCCCCAACATTCATCCTCTCCACGTTTTTCAACGCTTCTCCAGAATCTATCTAAATCTCTTTGTGTAATTGGTTTGTGCATATTGTTAGTCATCTAGGTTATCCCAAGGATGATCCTTTATTTTTAATTGTCCGTCCATTGGTAGCATATCCCAATAGTTATCTTGTAGTGTGTCACAATGCTTTAAGTAAAAGAACATCTTGTCTTCATTAGTTTCAAAGCCACGTTCCCATTGTAGTATGATCTCTCTTACGTCATTCATATCCATCATCTGCCTAGGTGCTTCCATGTTTTGTTACTGTGTATTGCTTCAACGGTGCTAACACTAATATTCAATTGTGCTGACAGTTCTCTTTGTGTTATAATGTAGTGATTGTCTATGATAAATTGTGCTTGACTTTGAGTTAGTTTACTGTTAGCATTCAGTTCGCCTGGTCGTGGTTCACCATTGCGGTGTCTGCCTTTGCGAACACAATCAAGTGCATTGTCTTGCACGGTGCCAATAAAGAGGTGAGCAGGATTAACACACTGTCTGTAACTAACATCATCATCTTCATAGTGTTGATCACAATCATGTAACACACAATAGTCATTAACTTCGGCTTCTTTAAACTTACCACTTGTAAATGCACTAAAGCGGTGGGCACTTATATAACGCACTCTAGTTTCGCCACTAGCATCTTCATAACGATACCACCAGTTAACGTATCCAGTATTAATAGTATTGCCATTTAGGAAGTGACATCCGTTTGGTTGTATTGTGATTCTATCTGCAAACTTCTGTATGTAGTGGTTGCTGATATTACTAATACTGTGGGGCTCACCTTTAACGCCAGACTTTTTAATGCCTTTCATTATACGCTGATTGTTTGAGTTGTTTTAGGTTTTTCTTTGTTTATTTCTGATCCATAGCCAATTAGTAATGTGCATACTGTGACTGGAATAAACCATGGACTAAGTAAGCCCAACATGTGTCCCCACACTAAGCTGACTGTTGTTAAACTGAAAACGTTAAGTGGTCCACATACTCTTTCTTTTTGAAAGTCTGAGATGTCTTTTATCTTTGGTGTTGTAAACTTCATATCTTTATCCTTTATATCTATATTATTAAGAAGTGCCTGGTTGCAATGTTAACAAAGGGTGTAACAGTATCCTATACCTGTTAACACATTAACACCAACCAGGTCTTACCCCACAAACTGTTAATCATTTTTCTTCTTCTTTTTCTGTCCAAGGAAGCATATTATCTTCCTCATTTCCTTCTTGTGGTCCGTTATCGCTATAACCCAACCAGTTCTTGCTTAACCATATCATCATAACACGGTCGCCATTCATAGCAGTCTCAAACATCTTTTGACGGAGTTTCTGCTTTGTGGTTTGCGTTCCTTTTATGTATAAATCAGCGAAGTTGTCTCTTAAGGTCCCTACTGGAACGCCAAAGAAGTCACTAAGGTCTTTCCACGTGGTATGTAAACATGCTAACTTGTAGAACTCTTCTTCTGGGATAACCACTTTGTCTCTGCCCACAACTCTGCCTTGCACGGTCTTTTCACCGTATTTGACTTGTTTTACTTGGTAGTTAGGTTGTTTCATACTGTATCCACTTAGTTAGTGTAAACCACGCCTTATGCGTGTAATTGCAATGTTATTTATCTTGTTTGGGTGTAATGCTCTGTGGAATAGCGGAGTTTACTACGTTTTTGACGCTTTAGAGTGTGCATGTTGTGACTTGCGTGTCTATAGCTTTTAAACTTATGCCAACCGCCTAGCATGTAAACGTGACTGCGTAAGTAGTCATTACTTGATACATATATGTGTGCTAGATAGTGTGTATCTTCTTCTGATATGGCCCCACGTAACTCCCATTGCTTTTCAATACGTCTAACGTCATATGTAAGGTGACTTGGAGTTTGGCTCAGCTTACTAAATCCTATGTTGTGTTTGCAATTCTTTATTATGTTAACTGCATGTGATATTAATACTTCTGTGTGTATGGTCATACAGCATATTTATTAACAACAGTTTTAATCGGCTTTCTTTAAGGCGTTTATACGTTCCTTTGTTTGATAGCAAGGGCACATCAAGTAACTTGCTACTACGGCATTGTGTAACATAAGTCTGTCAAACTCCTTACTGAGTTGATGCATCTCATATTGAAATTGGTTCTTTGTTATTACTGGGTTCTTATCTGAAAACTTCATAGTATTACTTATCCTGTGTGTGCATTGGAGTCAAGACAAAAGGCAATTATGTAAACATAATCACCTCAGTGTTGTTTTTTATAATCAACTGCACTACGTTCAGTTGAAATTGCATTTGTTCTTACTTCACTTACGTTCATGAGAACCAAACACAATTTAATTGCTTTCAGCTAACTCAATTTTTTTATTAGCTCAGTTGAAACTTGTTGATGTATTTGTTTAATAGAACTTCCTAAGATGCTTGGAAGGGGAGAAGGACTTCTGAATGAAGAAGTCATAAGAGTGCTAAGTGTATTTTTCCATAAAAAAAATACTTTATAGCACCTTCAAGTTCTATGTGAGATACAAACGTCAATACAGAGTTAACTGCTTCCTTGAGACGCCCGGAAGGGTTTTGAGTTTACTATCATCATTTAAAGGGTGGAGTTGACTATCATCACCTACCAGTATCTCACTACTGGCTGACCGCCTCAGCAATCTGTTTGATATCACTATAGTAAGAACAATATCAAACTGCTCCGGGGCTCTTAGCATCTTCATGTGACCCCAGCAACTTTTACGGCTTTTATGCCTATCTCAATTTAAAGTTTTTCTTCTTTGTAGCCTAGCACTTCTCAATGCTAAGTTTTGTTCTTTGTGTGCATAATGCACCACTTTGTTTTGTATACGTCTTATGTCTTTAGGGCTTATATCACCCTTTTGTTGTATCCAGCGTTTACAAAACTTGTTTAATACTCTAGTATCATTATTACTAACAGTATTGAAATCTATTGTTTTCTTTGCATCAGCAAACAACTTGAAGTTATCATAGTTGATATATTCTTCAGCCACATTAACACTAGTGAGGAACTGCTTAACAGCTTTCTCATGTCGTTGGTTACGGATTATTTGTGTTAATATATTTGACATTAGCAGTATTAGTTATTTCTACTCATTACAATAAGCCCTGATTCTTTGCAATTTGATACAATGTTTCATGTCTATCACAACGTTCAGTTATTTTAAACTTAGCATCTGCGTTAATGAGTTCTGAACCTTGATAGTCTCTAGCATTATGACTTTTGCCTTTTGATTTAGCAAACACGCCATTAATAACTAATGCATGTTCATGATAGTCTTCATCATATATCTTTTGCCATTGGTCATAGTTCCAATTGCTTTCACTAACGTAAGTGAAACAATGCTTAAAGTCGTTGTCTATGTCTAACAATTCGACTATGCTTACAGTAGATCCACCAATTGAACTAGACTTAGCCCATGGGTTAACTTTTACTATTACATATTGTTTGTGTTGTTTATTTTGCATACTTTTTACCTTTTGTTTAAATACTATATTGCCAAATATAGTTGTGAGCTCCAGTAGTATTATTTCTAATACAGTATTATTTATCATAAAACGCAATTTAAGGGCAGTTAAAGCGGGCCAAAAAAAAACTCCCCTAACGTCAGCAAAGGGAGTTTTTTAAATGTATTATACTCGTATAATATATTTTAGAGTCATAATTCAATGGCAATCAAATTATTATCATGTTAAAGAAGTTTACTTAAGAGCTCAATCAAAGGTAAAACGTGCAAGAAGCACTGGAGGAAATAATATGAAATACTATCTCTGGTTCTTCTCTAACACATATATTTATGCTAATTTGGTGTATTTGGTGGGTTTATGTGGTTAAAGCATTCCGCTAACAAGTGTTACTACCACCGTAAACAATGTGCTAACTGTGCCAACCATTATGAGCCATATTCTGCTGTCTAAACGGTCTAACCGTTCAGTAAAGAATGTTCTGTTCTCTTTTATTTGACCTTGTAAATCATCCACTTTTTTCTCTAGAGCGCCGTGCTCTTTGGTGTTGTCTTTTTTTAATTGAACTAATTCTGCTTGAACTGTCTGTGCTGTGGGCTTTGTCATTATTTAACTTCAAGTCCATTAGCAATGTCTTCATTTAGCTTTTCTAATTGTGCTAAAAGATCTGCACCCATGCCTTCTCTTACTTCTGCTTCGGTTGTTTCACTCATCTTTATATCCTATTGTTTTTCTTAAGTCTGTTAACTCTTGTTTGTCTTGCACTATCACACATGGTGTAGGCGTATTGTTTTCTTTCTCGTCTGGATGACTCCAAAATGCCGCTAAATGCAAATACTTGTCTTCTATTTTTTCTACTACACTTAACAATGTATCTATACTAGTGCCTTCATTGTATTCTAATAACAATGCTTTATAACTAGTAGCACTAAAACTTGCTACAAAGGACAACTCCGTCCCCGGAGTTCCCACTTTTACATGTAAGATCTTGTCTTGCATATAATACTGTTTTGACCAAGGACATACTTTAACTATACTGTCAAAGTAAGCACCCCAATCTACTTCTTTGTTCCTCTGTTCTTTTTCTTCTTTTTCTTTTTTGTTTTCATGTAAGCCATTCATTTCTCCGTTATATCCGTTATCTTAATCTTACTGCTGTGCCACGTTTTCTCATACGTTTTGCTTGTTTACCCATTCCACTAGTAAAGCTGGGTGATTTATTATTTTTAAGTCTACCACCTCTTCTAACATATACTGCTCCGGCTTTATGACCATCACATCCACTTGTTATACAACTTGCTCCAAAATATGTCGCCATTATTGACTCCCGTCATCTATAAAGATATAAGACACAGGAGCACTAGTTAAATATGCTCTAGCGGAAAAGCCTGTGTTATATGGTGAACCTGAGTATACCACGTTGGATCTTAAGTTTCCTGTAAAGTTCCAATCTGTAGCAACTGATGGCAATGAGCCGCCAGCGGCTAATTTAGCATGAGCTCTATTTGCCCATGCAATAAGTGTTTGGTTATAATGGGCATCACTCATACCACTGTAACGTGCAAACCTTGTTGTAGTAAGATTACTAGGGTTCGTTATCCAGTCCCAACCTGCTAAACTAGTTAGTAAGCCTCCTTGTCCAGCTACGTTGCCTACGCCTAAGAACGTTTCATATAAATCTATACTACCAGAGCCAAATGTTACAGTTTCAGGAACATGTATATTTGAATAAGTTGTTCTAAACATTTCTCTACAATTACTTGCGGCGTTCATGTTCCAATCGGAAATATCTATTGTTGAATTACCCTTTGGCCCAAAAAAGCTATTGCCTCCGCCTAAAACACAATTTGCAAATGATACACTAAAGTCAGATATGGTTGATACGTCCCATCCATTTAAATGTATGTCTGAATTTGATTTTGTTGCGTGGAAACAATTACTTATGTTTGTTAATGTGCCAGTTACCCATGTATTTGAAATACTAGTAAAACCATTATTTTGTATGGTGCAATTATGAAACACGTTGCTTACGTCTACTAAACTGCTCATTGTTACATTAGCAATGTTTACTATAGCATTACTTGTAGGTGTTGCATTTGAACTCTTTCTAAAAGCATCTTTCATTGTGGTGCAATTAGGTGCAATGATGTTTTCCAACCGGTGCTGGTCAGGAAATTCATTGTCAAAACTTGCATCACGGTAAATGCCTTCCATAGTTGTTAAGTTTGGAAATACTCCGCTAACTGTTGTATATGGTGTAGACATTTCGTCTGCATTTTTAAACATGTTTTTCATGCTAGTAACGTTGCTTATATTAACACTTTCAGCACCATCATTTTGTAATATGTTCATTTTAAAATATCTTGTATCTTCTGCAAATGATTCTAAACTTATGTTACCTAACTGCCATGTTAAATCAGTAGAGACTAACGCACTTTGCGTTGTAACATTTTTTGAAAATCCTGTTAAATTTGTTACACCACTCATATCCCAATCGTTTAATGATCCGCTAGAGCTATCATGTCCTCTAACAACGCCTTGGAACATGTATGAAAGATCTTGTGATCCAACAATCCAAGAGCTAATATCAATGTTACTACTTGAACCCACAAAACTATTTG